CGTGTGCTTAAATCACCTTTGAAATACGGCATATTTAAACCATTACCAGTATCCCCACGGTCAACTAATATGGTTGTTTGTTTTGGAAATATTTCACCTTCAGCATGGCCTAATGATGCAGCTAGTTCAGTAAGTTTAGATTGCACAAACTCAGCTTTCAGCGCATCTTTAAAGAAAAAATAAATATGAGCACCACCGCTTTTACTACGACCTACCCAACCAATTATCTTTGCCTCTTTTAATTTATTAACTAATGATTGATGATCTACATCATAAGTATCAATATCAATCGCACCCCACTTGCATAAGCTATCATCTCGTATTGGTATGATGCCAAGCCCCTGCTTACCATCTAAATGTTGTTGCCAAAGTTCTTCTGTAGGCGGCTCTTTAATTATTTTATATACGCCTAGACGTTTACCATCACCACGTTGTTCATCGGGATTGAATACACCATGAGCACGTTTATTACCGTCAAATAGCTTTAGAAACTGTTCAGCTAATGTCATTGCTTTCTCCAATGAAAAAGGTGGGAGAGTAGTGTTAGTTGATACCTAGACGCTACCCTCCCGAGCAACTACAGGGCGATCAACCCCTGTAGTTGTACTTAAAACGGCATATCATCGTCACCGTCTTTATCCTGTTGTGGTGTGCTTGGCTCAGGCGCAGTTTCCTTAATTTCAACCTCACCAGCTTTTACCGATTTAGCAAAAGCAACTGCCATCTCAAAAATGTTGGCTTCCTCAGCATCACCAAGGCTAATCGGACCGATCTTAGCAATATCCCAACCAAACCAATTACCTTTATCATTGCTCTCAGCAACGGTAGTCATTTGGTATTTATGAGACATCATAGGTAAAGTATACGGACCGTTCTTACCTTGAGCAGTGAGTGCTTGCATTTGCGTTACCCACTTACGAGCCTTCTTTAACTGTGTGCTAGACATAGTAATCAGGCAACGCTGTGGACCATCACTATCAAGTAGGATTACAAAAAACTGCGCTGTATTTGTAAGAATATTACCATTAGGCAATATATCTTCACCGCGCTCATTTTTAGTAGTCGTATTGACAATAGGGTCATCAGGATTGTATGAACCAAAATATCCACCACCTTTTTCCCTAGGAGCCCACTCAACATACCGACGGTTATAATAGCATGGCACAACTGTCACACCTTTTTCACCATCATATACTTTATTGGCTACCGTATTGAACATCATGCCAGCTTCAGCACCCTCTACATACGCACCATCACGCTTATTTACCTGAGGACTTAACTGTGCAAGTATCCGTAGGAACGGTACTGCCATATCTTGGGATGTGGTTTCTTCAAAACCCAACCCACCAATATCTTCAAACTGTGCTACCGCTACAGCAGAAGACTCTTTCTTAGCTACTTCTGTTGCCATATCTACCTCCGTATTTTGGCTCGCTGCCCCACGAATATACCCAACAGGTCATACGGCAAATTTTCACCTTTTTCTACCTGTTCCTTTACAAAAGACTTGAGTGTCATGGGTTCAACCCAAGTTTTTGTCTGCGTTTGCAAACCGCGCTGTCCTAGCTCGGCAAGCAAATCTTTGGCAAGGTTATCCTCACCACGACCAAAAGCCGCCGTGACATGATTCTTAATTAGCGAACCATGCCCTGCCGCAGTAAGCCATTGAAAGGCTTCCTCAGCTCGGTCTTTGGCAATGCTGGCACTATAATAAGGTGTGACACTAATTTCACTGCCATCGTCCATTTTGAGTTCAGTAACACCATGCTCTTGTAGCGCAGCGGGAAGTAAATCTTCCGATACTTTACGCAACTCACGCTTGGTTTCCTTTAACTCTAACTCAAGATCAGCGACACGTTGTTCCAACGTAATCTGTTGCTTACATAGGTTACTAACAGTGCTGATACCCGATTGATTTATGCTGGTTAGGTCTCCAGCTACACTTTCAAAGTCCATTACTAGACTCCTTCCTATGGTATAGATCTACTTCCAATGGGTAGTAGCGTTCCTCTAGCCTATCCCACTTCAATGCTTTGAACTTACCCATGTTCAGGCGAGCTGCTTCTGCACAAGCAATACCTATGCATAATGGATCTCCTGATAGTAATAGGTAATCATTATCATTGAAGTTACGAAGGCCACGAGCAATCCTACGCACCGTTGGCTGAGTGCTGAATGAAACCTGTTCCTTGGCCGGAACAAGTATCTGCAAATCACCAAAGGCAACTGCATCTGTGATATCTCTACCACGCACTTCTTGTGTAATGTAGACTGTCACGGCTTTCTACTCCGCTTGCTTTCTAGTTTGGCGTTATTACCAAACAATGCCACCTTACACTTTTATATATAGGGGTAAAACAAAAAAGTTATCGTTGTGATCCATCCGATATTTTAATATCAGATATCTGATATCTGGGTTTTATTCGTTTACAAATACTTACTTTGAGCCCCTACGCGAGATATAACAAGAACATAAAACGGTATACAGGATTTTGTTTCTTGTGCTATTATACAAAGTACCCAATAGAAAGCGGTATAATGCGTTACAAATTTAAATACCAGCCATACGAGCATCAGCTCGAGGCTTTGAAAATGTCTTGGAATAAGAAAGAATTTGCTTACTTCATGGATATGGGGACAGGCAAATCAAAAGTTCTTATTGATAATATGTGTGTCCTCTACGACCGTGGAGAGATTACTGGTGCATTGATCGTTGCCCCTAAAGGTGTATACCGGAACTGGGAGCAAGGCGAACTGCCCACGCATATTCCTGAGCATGTTATGTACGATACTGTATTGTGGAATCCTAGCCAGACAAAAACACAGCTAGAAAAACAAAAAAAGTTATATCAGGTTGATGATAACCTTAAAATATTTGTTATGAATGTAGAAGCCTTCAGCACCAAAAAAGGTTGCGGTGAGGCTGAGCGTTTTTTAAATGCACATCAATCACTTATGGCTATTGATGAAAGCACTACTATAAAAAATAAAGATGCTAAACGCACTAAGAGTATTGTTAAGATAGGTAAATCTGCCCATTACAAACGTATACTCACAGGCTCACCAGTAACTAAAAGCCCTATGGATTTGTACACTCAAGCAGAGTTTCTTGATGAATGGTTATTGGGACATAGCAGTTATTTCAGTTTCCAATATGAGTATGCCATTGTGCAACGCCGTAGTATGGGAGCGCACAGTTTTAATCAAGTAGTGGGCTATCGTAATCTAGATAAGCTAAATGGTATTCTTGAAAATTTTAGTTTTAGAGTTAAAAAGGAGGATTGTTTGGATTTACCAGATAAAGTTTATATCAAGCGTAGTGTAGAACTTACTGATGAACAAAAGTCTGTTTACAGTAGTTTAAAGACATTTGCTTTAGCAATGCTTGAAGAAGGTTCTGTAACTACTGATACTATCCTCACACAATTACTCAGGTTGCAACAGGTATGTTCAGGCCATGTAAAACTTGATGATGGTGAGATGAAAACATTCAACTCAGCTAAACTACCAGAACTAATGTCAGTGCTTGAAGAAGTAGATGGTAAAGTAATTATCTGGGCTAACTTTACACATGATATAAAAACTATTCAGCAGGAAATATCAAAAGTATACGGTGCTGAATCTGTAGCTACTTACTACGGTGAAACGGAGAGTGATGATCGTCAAATTATTGTAAACCGTTTTCAGGATCCAGACAGCCCTCTTAAGTATTTTGTTGGGCAACCACGCACAGGTGGCTATGGACTGACCCTGACAGAAGCTAAAACTGTGATTTACTACAGTAATAATTTTGACCTTGAGATAAGGTTACAAAGCGAAGATAGAGCACACCGTATCGGACAAACAAGTAAGGTTACTTATATAGATATTGTAGCAGATAAAACTGTAGATGACCGTATTCTCAAAGCCTTACGGAACAAAATTAATATAGCGAGCCAAGTGCTTGCAGAAGATTTTAGAGAATGGATAGTGTAAGAGCAGTTGCTTGAGCGATTGTTATAAACAAAAATACAAATAAAGCGACTGCTACTACAATAGCCCCACCTATCATCGCAGCTTGTTTTAAGTTTTCTTCAAACTCTTTTTGTTTTTTGATCGCTGCTCTTTTAGCAGCAGCTTGAGCTTCTTTAGCTTCGCGTATACGTTTGGCTCGCTCATCTACAATACTGCGCCAAGTGCCATGACCAAAGCGCATATCAACCATACTAGCTATTTCTTGCATTTGTTCTTTTGCTAATTTAGCATCAATTATTTCTTGCGCTACTGTTTTGATACCAAATTGGTCGCCTACCCCACCAACTCCAGACTGTTGGTTACGACGTTGTTGGACTTGTTTTTCTCCTTCAAAGAGGTTGTCCAAGTAACCAGCAATCTCTCCAACATCATTAGCTGTGCTTATCGCACCTTTTATACCATCTACTGCGCTTTTAAATAACGCGATACCAGCAAGAGCAGTGGATATTGGTTCCATATCAGACCTCCCGCATACGGGAGACCAACCGTTCGGCACGATTAGTTACTTGTCTATACCACTTTGAGTCAACCATTTCATCTGCTGCTTGTTGCCAATCCCGTGCATCGACGCCAGCTTTCATACCTTTAAATTTACTCAAACGCGGATAGCCCATATTGAACATCATATTTGCTATTATTAGTTGCACTTCTTCTGGTAAGGAATCAAAGTCGGGGTACAATCGTTCACAATCTTCGAGGACTGTTCCAACATCTGTATTAAAGCACTCTGCGACTCTATCTGCTGTGATAGTTGTTCCGACTGGTTGGTTATATTCTTCGTCAGCTTCAGTGACCAAGTGACCAATCCCAAAAGTAGGCAGACCCAAATGATCCAAGTATATTTCATACTTACACCCCTCATCTGCTTCTATTTGTTCTCGTAATACTGCAAGATCCATTACACTAAGCCTCGGATACCTTGGTTACGACGATTTGCTATAGCCCCACCTAACTCATCTTGCGGAAATAAATTAGCAAAATTAGTAATACCTGTCCCTACTGATGGGCTTGGTGATGGTTGTATTTGTGGCAAAGTAGGTGATAATGATGCCATAGGACCCATATCTACTGTGCCAGTGCGCTCACGTTCCTCTGTAGGAGTTTCTTGTCCTGGTGCGACTTTTGGTGCAGTAATATCTGGCGGCACTACATCTACTTCAAAATTTAAAGTATCTAACATTCTATTTAATAAAGCGATGCTTGCCCTGACTCCTGCCGCGCCACTTCTAATTTTTATAGCTCTTTCAAGCTGTTCAACTGAAGGTTCTGCGGCAAATACTTTTGATATATATTTATTAGTAAATAAATGTTTTAGAGCACCAACCGAAGCTGAAGTACCCACATCTAACAACTTAGCACGGATATTACCTGTTGAGAACGCGCCACCAATATCGGGCGTATTCCCTAAAAATGCAGCATAAATTTTAAAATTTTGCAGCATGTCTAATTCAGATGTGCCAGTAAAAGTCATATCATCATTACGTTTAATTTTTTTATTTACAAAATTACCAGCTTTATCAACTTCACCAAATAAAGGTTTAAAAGCTCTGTATTCCCCTTGGAAAGTCTGAAACTTTCTCATCTCTTCTGCTAATTTTACAGGGTTAATTACAGTTTCACTGAAAGATTTTGCTGCTCCCTCTCTTTGTACTTGAGAAACTTTTTCAAGAATATCTGCTAAAATGGCAGATCTTATTTGTTTTGCTCTATCTCCACTCAGACCGCCATTAGCATTAATGAATCTCTGCACGCCTAGAGTTTGACCCTTGCTATATTGAGCGATAATATAATTTCTTGCAACATCTCCATTTGTTTGAAAACCTTCCATTCCTGTTTGGACAGGATCACTAGCCAATCGTTTTCCAGTTGTTTGCCACTCATTTAAAGCATCTTTAGTAGGTTTATCAAATAAAGTATTAAACAGTTTTTTATCACGTGCTTTCAATTTAGATATGAGTTCGTATCCCTCATCAGGATTATGAATCAGTAAACTCGCAAAAGTATCACCAATATTTTTTATAAAAGCCTGACCAGCTTCTTTTTCTGTTGCATTCAAAGCAGCCGTATTAGTCATACGTTTAAGTATGCCTAATGTCTCGAAAGTAAGACTGCCATCTAATAAATTTTGTGCAACTTCAACAGGAGTGACTTCACCTTTTCTACCAAATAGCTGACCCACTCTTGTAAAATTTTTAGCATCTATACGTTGTTTAACAAGTTCACCTGCTTCTGTGTATGTTTTACGCCATGCGTCAGAACCACCTGTGACTTTACCATTTTCAATACCGTTGAGTATTAAATCATCTATTTGTTTAATAAGGTCTGTAGCACCTTTAGAAGCCTCACCCCCTGCACCATCATTTATTAAATCACTTAATTGATCGCGTATATCTTTTAACTGCCTGAAAGAACTTATTAATTCTGGCTCACCCGAACCTCTTACAGCTTTGAGATTTTTTATTTTAGGATCAAAAACATTTATAAGTTTATTAGTGATATTAGCTAAGTCACCACCAAAATCTCTAGTGCGGACAGTTTGTTCAGTCGCAAATTTTTTATCTTTATCTAGAGGTTTACCTGTTGCTGTACGACCTCCTGCTGGCTGTTTAGTAATAGGTATGCCAGCTTTTACACGTTGTGCTTCTGCCACAAGATCTGATATATCAAATACAACATCATCTATTCCTGCGACTGTGAAGGCTTCTGTATATTTACGGTCTATAGCATTTTTTATACCATCGTCAAATTTTCTTGCGCTTGCACTTAAAGCAGCAGCCGCATCATCTATATCAGGCAACAAATCTTTCCCACCTGAATTTAATCTAAATGCATTAAAAACATTATCTGCTAACTGTTTATTTGACAACGAAATATAGTTGTAAAGTTCTTCTTGACTTAATTGTTCAAGATTACCGCCAAGTTTTTGCACTTTTGCATCTAATGCTTGTAAAAGTTTTGATTGTTGATTAGATAAATTTTTAGGAAGAGTATCAGCAGTTCCGGATACTTGACTTGCAATGCCCCGCATTATCTGACTGCTACTTAATTGTGATATATTTAAAGCAGGGAGTTTAACGCCTGTCTCTCTTGCTATAGCTTGTGCTGCTTTTTGTGCATCAACCGCTTTTGGCACTGTGCTAAAAACACCAAGCTCATACAATAGACTTGCGTTTGGTTGTCCTTCAAAAAGGGTAGTTTCACCTTCTCTAGCAAACCTCCGCTCAAGGGATGATAAACCCTGCCTAACCATATGTTTACCAGCACGTCCAGCTCCTGGAAGAACTTTGGTTAGTGTTGCATCGATAAGTGATAAAGCTACTCTGTCGCCTGATAAAAACTTCATTTTAAAGTCTTTTTCATCACTAAAATATTCGCCATCAGGGGTAGCTAGAAAATTGGCAATCGCATCATCTATAGTATTACCAATATAAGCTCCCCCCGCAGTTCCTACAAAAGGACTGTAAATAGAACCTAGAACTGATCCTGCAGTAGTGAAATTAGCAAAAGCTCCTGTACCACCACCAATATCAGCAAAAGAAAACACATCATCAGATACACGGTATGCTTTACCATTTGGTGATGTTTTGTACATTTCTACAAGGTTTCCATCACCTGTATCTACTCTGAACAGCTCTCCTCTAGGAAATTTATTTTTAAAGTAACTTTGTCTTTGCTCAAATCTCGGCATACGGGATAAACTATCCCTATCCCCAAAACTTAATACTTTAGGATCAACATTAGAACCTTGGTAATCTGGCACTAAATCAAATAATACATTTTCTACACGCTCTGCATCTAATACAGATGCTTGTTCGGCAGCATCAATTGTTTCTTGTGCAAGCATATCAGATAAAGATAATGAAACAGGAGCATCGGGCAAAGGTATAACAAAACCATTAGCTTCTAAATCATTAACCAAATTTACTCCTGCTGCAAAATCGTCTTCAGCAGCTTGTCTGGCTACTGTCGGATCTGGCTCTGTAAATGTATCTTGCACTGTGACAGGTGTTAATGGCACACCTCCAGGAGTTGTAGGGCTCTCCAAATCAGAAAAATCTAATCTTCCGCCAGTAGAAACTTTTCCACCACCAAGATCAGTAAAATCTAAAGCCATTTATCTACCTATCTCATTTAAAGCTCTTTCTAGAGCTGTTCTTTTACCAGCAGGATTAGTCGGTAAGGTTGGGAAAAGATTAGGATATGTTCTATTAAGATTTATGTAATCTCGTTCTAATTCATCAACATTAGCATATCTGCCAGAAAAATCACTATATGTCACAGTTGATGTATCAGCCACATTATCTGCACGTTCTCTTAATGCTGCCAATACTGAATTTGTTTCGGGATTTGCATACTCAGCATCTAACTTTGCCTTCTCAATATCATAAGCTAATTTAAGATCAAATGAATCTGAACCATCAGCACGTTTACCTGAAATAAAGGTATTCAATTGCTGTGCAACTTTAGTTTGTCTCTCTGATATAGCTGTTAAGGTATCTGCTAATAGTTTATTTGCTCCTGGAGTTTTACCGATACCCAACGCAGCTGATTTGAGAATATCAATTTCTGTTTGATTGAGGTTTCCTGGGAATGCACCAGCCATTGATACAACCATCGCTTCACCAAGTGCTTCTTGTACTTTACCAACATCAGGATCACCACCTAGGAAGTCCTCTAATGTACCTTCACCGATACCTAATTGTTCCTCAAGTAAATTCTGTAAACCCATTTCTTTAGAGAGGTTGAGAACAGCTAATCTTGGAGCACCCAACGCGCCACCACGGAAATCAAGACCTGCTACAACCTGTGCTTGACTTGCAAGATTTGCGGCTACCTGTGCTGTTTCATTTACACCATCAATAGCTTTGAGTAATGATGTGGATGCAGCTTTTTTCAGGCTCTGCTCTGGATCGTATTGTCCTCCAGGTTTTGTTGTTTTAGCTTGTATATACTCATACAACATAAGTTGCCGTACTTCATTAGCTCTAGCATTAGCGTAGGCTTCATCTGTGCCTTCGCCCATAGCATCAATTATACTTGTTTTATAACCTGTTATGTATTGATCAACAGCAGCTTCAAATTCTGTTTTATCTTCCGCTGGTATGAGGGCTTTTGTAAGCACCTCTAATTCACCTGTTTCTGCTATACTCATTGTTCCAGCTTGTGCCGCCGCTTGCAATTCACCAAACCTTTGAGCTTCTTTCATTCTTTCAGTTCTGTCTCCAGGAGGTGTGTATCCAGGTACATTTACTTGTGATACTACACCATCTTTAATACGGAAAAATCCATCTTTAGCATCGCCAAGTATTTGCCCACCACCTTCACTTATTGTTTGATAATTTGCTGGGTTATCTGCATCTACAAAAATAACATCACCATCTTGAGTTTTTATTTCTTTCCAAGTTGTCTTTTGATCACCACCTACTGTGTATGAACCAGTATTATTATCTGTTGTTACCCATTGAGTATCACTAAGTCTAGTGACTTGGAAATTAGGGGCGAGTTGCCCATCTACAGTAAGAGGTTGATATTTCGTGCCAGCAGCATTAGCAGCCCTTAATGCATCTTCATCAATAACAACTACTTGATTACCTATTGTTTGTGTAGTTATTTTACCCTTTTCAAACATTTTCGGTATAGCGGCTGTGGTGTACGCTTGCATAGCTTTCTTATAATCAGATGATTCTGTAGCCGCACGTTCCATCGCAGCTTTCTTAGCTAATAGATCACCCTGACCTCTAGCTTGTGCCATCTGCAAGATAGGATCACTAACTGCTTTTATTGTTTCAGGTGCTAAAATAGAGCTAATTAATTCCCCTTCAGGAGCATTAGCAACAGCAGCAGCAAGATTAAGACCTGCTATGTATGGGTTTAACTCATATGCTTTTGCTGAATCTTTATAAATTTCTTGATACTGAGGTAATAACTCGGCAGATGTTTTAGGTTGTGGTAAACCTTGTATTAGAGCACTTAATAATTGTTGTTGACTCGTCCCAGTTTGTGTGGGTGCAAATGCTACAGGGTCTCCTGGAAAAGACATTCCAGCTTGTGCATCATTTTTTAAGCCACCCTGAAACATTTTTACAGGTTGCTCACCCATCTCCATACGAGCTAAAGCCTCACCCTGCTCACCAGCTTTACCTAATGCAGATAGTATACCCTCATCCATAATAGGTTCAGGGGCATCTGGAGAGCCTTGGTCAGTGGCTTCTAGTAAAGTAAGCGAGGGCTGTATAAGTGTAAGCGCAGACTCAGGTGTTTTTTCAGCATCTGATTTACCAATTAATTGTGCTAACTCACCACGACGCTGGTCTATACTTTGATCATCACCACGAATAGCATTCATAATACCAGCATAATCACTAGCATTATCAATACCATCAGCCATACTTTGCATCATACCTGACATATCACCCATAACTTCTTCCATTTGGGCTTCTTGTTCTGGTGATGTTTCAAGCCCAGATGTTATACCTTGTCCATCTGCTTTGGGTGCTTGACCATTAAACATTTGTCTTTGTAATACCGGATCCATAGTGGCATCACCTAATTCTGTTGGCATGATAGCAGTTGTTAATGCACCTACTGGACCAGCAAAACGTCCCAAAGTTGATAAAATACCACGCCCTGCCGCTGGAGCTGCTTGTGCGAGTCGTTTAGGTTTTGGCCTTGGTTGACGTTTAGGTTTTTGACCTAACCCCATAGCACTAGCCACAAACGGAGCTCCTGCAGCCGCCGCACCACCACCAAGTAAAAGAGCTTTTACTCTTGGATCTTGTACTTCTCCAGGACCAGCCATTAACTAAATGCCTTCTGTGCTGCACCGTACAAGCTGAGGCCACCAATACCAGCACCTAATAATTGGTTTAATACACTAGGCTGTGGAGCTGCACCTGTTGTAATAACAGATTGACTTGTTGGCGCACCACGCAATATATCACTGTAGAAACCAAGACGTTGATATGGTTCATAGATTTGTTGCATTTGTGTTTGTCTTGCCGCTTCATCTTGTGCTTGCAATATACCACGCTCTTGTTCACCAAGTGCCGCCAGATTAGCCGTATCTGCAATATTAAGTTTAGTAGCAAGCTCGCCCAGACCAGCCTGTTGTAATCCTAATGCACCAATGCCTTGTGCTAACTGTCCTTGTGTTGCCCCTAATTGGCCTAACCCTTGAGCAGCTTGTAATGAACGTTGCATTTCATTTTGTGCAGCTTGCTGAGCTTGCAAAAAGTTTTGCGCTTGTGATTGAGCTAACGCCTGAGCACGATTACGACCTATTTCGGCTTGTTGTATTGCACCTCTACTACCACCAAATGCGCCAGCTCCTGCAGCAGTTAGACCAGCTTGTGCAGATTGTAAATCAAAAGAACGATTAATTTCATCTTGTATAGCTTGCTGGTATGGATTCATATAGGCATCCATTTGCGCCTGTGTTGGCGCACCTGTACCCATACCATAAGTCGCTTGTGCTTGTCCTAGGGCTGCTTGTCCAGCCTGAAAAGTAGGTAATGCTGCACCCATAGTAGTTGAGCCAGCCTGTAAATAAGGTTGATATGCCCCTAATCCTGTTTGAGCAGCAGAAAGTGCATCTTGCCCTGCTTGCGTCATACCTTGGGATGTTATTCCAGGAAGACCACCTGTGGGTGGTGCTGAAGTCAGAGCTTTAGCTTGCTCCATAAGCCCAATTTTATAGGCTTCAATATCGGGAGCTTCTCTGGTAATTACCTCTTCGACAGCCATTACGCCATCCTTTCAAACTTACGCATCATATCATACATGCGTTTTGCACCAGCTCTACGATCACCATCACCTGCGCCACGGACAGCTTTTGCATTCATAACAAATTCACCATCACTTAACATAGCTGGTATAGAATCACTGGTAGAAGTTCCTGGACCAGTTATTTCACCGCCACCTCTAGCGAACAATGCTCCTGGAGTAAAAGTAGGATCTTGGTAATAAGGGTTATCACCATAAAAATCCCTACCATAACCATATTTTTCTGGTTGGTCTTTATAAAGCATTACACCTGTTGTATCATGATAACCATCTTGATCTTCATCATCAGGATTATCATCAGGGAATAATGCTGCAATTCCAGCTACTGTTCCTGCTGTTCCTGCTGTGCCAAGCATAGGACCATATTTACTGAAAAATCCTGGGTCTAATGCAGCAGCTTTCGCTACTTCTTGAGCCCCTTGTGTTTTAATCGCTTTTGCTGTTTCAGCTGCAATTTTGGAACTAGGATCTATAGCAGCTAACTGTTTGTCCACATTAGCCTGAGCTAATTGTTGTTGTATAGTAGGATCTAAACTACTTCTACTTGGACTAAGTAACCCTTCTAATGTACCTTCACCAGTAACTTGCCCTGTTGCAGCATCAAATTGTGCTGGTGCTGGATCATATATGTACTTCTCGATAAAGGTTTTATCTGGACCACCTCCTTTTATTACTTCAGAAGTTTTGGTGGTCTCTGGGATACTGGCTAATTTAGATGCAGGATCGCCAGTAGATACAGTTTCCGCACCTGTTGTTGTAGGTGTTGTTTGTGTCGCAAAAGTCTCACCACTCAATGCCCCAACATCTTGCGGTGTTGTTGTAGGTGTTTTAAACCTATCAAACATACTACTAAATGCTTCTCTTTGTGCGGCTGCTGCTTCTAATGGATTAAGTGCAGCTTTTTGTACACCCTCAAAAAATCCACCACCACCTACTTTACTGCCAATACCAGCACCTAATGCACCAAGACCACCTGAAATCAACGCAGATTTAGCAGCATCTTTTATATTCCCACCTTGCAATAAAGTAGTAATACCAGAGCCTAATGCAGCACCGTATATTGGACCAGCGATAAATGATAATGCTATGGGTAAAACAGCAGGAGCTACCTTTTTAGTAATCTTTTTTATGCCTCTGAATAACTTTTTAAAGAAAAACTCAGGCTGACCAGTTACAGGGTTTAAACTATTAAACTCACTGCCAACTACATAACGCTCAGGCTCTAAACCCATATCTTCCATTTGTTGGAAGAGCATACGTTTCATACGAGGGTTAGCTTCTAATACCTCAAGTGGTATAACTGTTTCACCTTCAGCTGCATGTACAATATATGTATCACCCTCACGGCCAAAATCAGCCAACATTTTTGCGGCTGATTGTACTGTTCCTAAACCACCGACAGGGATCATCGGTCTCATTTGTACTTCGTAGGGTAAAGTGGCTATACCTTGCATCTTACTTTCCTTATAAAATGAGATGCAGGGTAGCTAATCCTGAAACTTGCTGCTTGCAGCATAAACCTAATATCCGCACTATGCAACCTTATGAAACAGATACAGTTACACTTCCTACAGAAGTAGTAGCCTCAAAACTACCACTAAATATCTCTGTTTTACCCACTACTTTTAAAAATCCACCATCAGCTATATAGATATCACCTTGTTCTAATAAATTATTATTACCACTTGCAGGAACCTCTTGAAAATTAAGCTGAGGATTTTGCATTTGCCGCAAAAATATTTCTAATGCTCTAATTAAATCTGTTATGTATTTTTCATCTATTTGTTTCCCAGGAGTCGGTAATCTAGGGAAAGGTGTAACATTAGTAGCCATTACCTTCTCCCATCCTGTCTCATATCAACTCGTGGGCTACCTAACCGCCATCTTGTACCTACAGATGATGAGTCTACCTTTATACTAAATGCTCTACCTCTTAATCTTACATCAGCTTTATCTGTGTATTGTTCAAAAGGTACTGTTGTAGAAGTAGCTGTTCTATCTACTTGTGCTATCTCGCTTTGTAGATAATTACCTCCAGGAAAATTATTGGATTGTAATGTTACATTTACAGTAGGGTCTGTATTTGTAGAACCTGTAAATGTAAAATCAGGTATAATCCTGCGTATAAAAGTAAATTGATCGCCCTCACCCATATCAATCGGGCTTGATTCAATACTTGCTACTAATGCTGCACCATCATCTGTATAACCAGATTCATGATTGTATAGGTATGTATCTGCTGCCCCTATTGGGAAGTCTCTTATACCTCTATCAATAAACGCTGTTCTACCTAAATCACCGTAATACCAAATGTTTTCTGAGTAATTATAGATGACATATCTATCATTTTCACCTGTGCCACCATTAGCTAATGAGTTTGTATTAGAAGGATAAAACCAAATAACCTCACTAAACTCAGATATAATACCAGCATACACTTTTTCAAACTGATCAAAATCAAAATCAAAAAATACATGCTCAGTTACACTACATGGTAATTGTTGTGTTTTACCATCATACAGGTAAAAGTTTTGTTTACCCATCCAAAACACTGCATCTTCTACGGCAACTGCTGCATTTGGACCCATAATGGTAATATTAGAAGCTAACGGCTGTATACCAAAAGTAAACGGACTACCGATAAACTGCATAGAATGCACAGAACTATTTGTAAATATAACTATTTCACGTTTCGTTTCTATAGCTTTTACAAATTGTGAACCTGTACCTATGCGTAAATCACCAGCGGTATTAGTTGCAGTTGGCTCCCAATCAAGCACATTTTCTTGATCTGAAAAACGTATTAATAAAGGGTCTTGTGTAGAACTACCTACAGGATTTGTACCAAATGCGATTACATGTCTATCCACATCTGATACTAATATCTGTTTTGCTATAATAGGAGTTTGGTTAGCACCACCTATTGTGCCTACTTCACGCGCTCTAGTAGAAAAACCATCACCTTTAGTCCAGAAAAATATACCGCCATCACGTGGATTAATAATTAAATTTTCACCAAAATTATCATGACTCCACAATCTTAATTGTGTAGTTACGCCTACAGTCGCAGCAGACCCCCAAGTGCCTCTACCCCATGTTCCAGCACCCCAACCAGTACCGCCAACACCATTGGCAAGACCAGAGTTTATTTGGTATTCTCCATCTGCGTTAGATCCACCATTACCACTATCACTAGCATTAGCTGTTACGGTTGCACCAGATGTATCTTTAGCTTCAAAAGTATAAGTATTAGAAGTGGGAATACTTGTTATTTGATATTCTTGATTTAATACGGCGGCTGTGATATTACCACCCAGACTAACAGCATCTGTTATCGTAACATGGTCTGATACTACTGCTCCATGATTAGTATCTGTAGCTGTTATTGTAGAACTGCCGTTTGTGGCAGCAAACGTAACACTATTAGTAGAAGTTTTTCTAATAGGTGTTACATCATAAAATTGTTGGCCTTCTTCTATATAGTATTTGACTTCCGTGCCTAACCCTAATAAATTACTGCCATCTAAAGCAGCCCAATTAAACAATCCTCTAGCTGTGCCTATGTACCTTTCTTCACTATATTTTTCCCAACCGCCTATTATTTCAGGATAACCTAAACGGAAACGCACCCTATCACAATCTACCCAACCACCTTCATTAGAAAAAGATGTTATATCTCTATTGATTCCAGGACGGAATTGTAGTTTTGTTAATGGCACAGCTTAGATCTCATCAGGCCAGTCGTTGATTTTAGCAATCGTTTTTAGTGTCCCATCGGAATTACGTTCATCTTCAAACAAAGCCATAAATGCTGTAAGGTCAGCCGCATTGTTTAAAGCGGTTTCTATCTCTGCACATTTGGTGCGAATAGCATCTCTGTATGTTGTGACTGAACTCGGTATGGCTGTAGATTTTTCTGAGTTACGAATTATGTACCAATCATGCAATGCTAGTTTAGCATTCGCTGTTTCTTTTGTTTGCGCTACCCATACAGATTTAAGGCCAAGAGTAACAATTTGATTACCCTGTGCATCTTTTAAAGCATTACCGTCTTCATCTACTTCGTTAATATCTGTTAGACTTCTTGGAATCAACGTGCCATCAGTCTCTCTGCCCCAATAAAATCTATTATCAAACGGTGCTTCACTTGCTGGTGGGTCTTCCCATGTTAAACCATACTGTTTTTTTAAATCATCACTGTAACGCATCCAAGTTTTTGGGTGTTGGATATTGTTGTGTACCCATCCACGCCCTTCTTTAACTGTGTTACCGTTTAGTTTCCACGGCATAATTATCTCCTATCGTGCATTAGCAAATTTAAATGGGGCTTCGGCAAAGGCGAGGTATGTCATAGTCTTTCCACTTCCGTTTAAGTCGCCATAAGTGCTTCTTGCTTTGAATCCATTTGAAAGCATATCAATAGCTGTACTGCTGTTGTCTGCATATTCAGTATTATATTGACTTGCAAAAATAGCATCATTCGTGACGTTAGAGATGCTTCTTTTGTTATCAAATACGTTCCAATTTGTGCCATCCTGATCAGCGTTCTTTATTATAATCCACGCAGGTCTAAATCCTGTGAAGACAAACGTGCCACCCGCATCGTTGTTCCCTTCATAGCTGCCGACTTTGCTGTAGCCCTCAACTGAGTGAAAACAGTAAGCTATATATGTATCTGTGTTCACATTATAACTTGAGGTGTTTTGATAGAATACACTTGCTGTTGGTGGGGTGGCTTGAAAATAACCACTCGCTCCGTTGTCAAATTTATCATCAGTAAGGTTTAGATTTAAAAATGACCTACCATCTGTGCCACCGTCAAATTTGTGATATACAAGCCAGTTTTCATCTCTAGTTCTTGCTTTGATGAATATAACCTCAGGCGCACTAGTTAAGCCGTGACCAATAGTACCGTTAGAACCTGTGCCAGTGTAGCTGACTATGCTAAACCCAGCGGCAGTATTAGCTGATACGCTTGACGCTATACTTGGAACGTCAGGCCCAGTGCTAATAGAGCCAACGGAAATTGTTGATGCGCTGCCACCCGCTTTCCAGTTCCACGATACATATGTTTTTGTGTCTTGATTACTATTTATTTTTGTACTTAACGTAAACCCATCACTATCAAAACTTTTTAAATTTGTTGCTGCTTTGTTTTCCTGTGTGTTTTGATCACTGGCAAGTCTGCCACCATTGGGATTAGTACCCCTGACACTATCATACAGCGAGTGTTGGTAAGCTGTATTTCTGCCTTTGATCCAGACAAAATCGGGGGCGAAACCGACCCCTGTAATTGCATGTGGGTCATTGCCATCGCCAGTATATAACACTGTGTTGAAATTATCATCAGCTTGACTGCTTTGTCCGGGGCCGATTGTTACGTCTGGTAGGTTGGATGTGCAGAGGGCTAAAAAACCACTTTCTATGTAATTAAAATCTCCTATGCCATTCGCATCAGATGCACCTTGAGAGGTAATTTGACCTGCAAAACTACCATCTTGTCCAAAA